CAGAATCATCTCTTCCCCAAGCATAATCGTAAATTAATCTACCATGAGATTTAAATAATGATGAAATTACGTTATAGTCATAATTTGCTAAATTTCCTATAGTGTGTATTCCTATTTTATTTAACTTCTGTTTAGTTTTTCTTCCTACCATAAATAAATCTTCGATTGGCAGTTTCCATATTTTTTCTTTTATTTCTTCAGGAAAACAGGTGTGACATTTGTTAGGCTTTTCAAAATCTCCTGCCATCTTTGCAAGAAGCTTATTTTCAGAAACACCTATATTTACTGTGTAGCCAAACATTTCATTTATTCTATCTTTTATAAGATAGGCAAGGCTTACAGCTTTTTCTCTATCTATATCGGTAAACCTTATAAAACATTCGTCTATGCTAAATGCTTCAACATCAGGCGTGAAGGTTTTTAAAAATTCTCTAAGCTTTTTGCTTGCTTTTGTGTATACGTTATAATCTGGAAGTACAATTAGTAAATTATGACATTTTTGTCTTGCTTCAAATAGTGATTCACCGGTTTGAATATTAAATTTTTTAGCTGGAAGTGATTTAGCAAGCACGATTCCATGTCTGCTTTTTTCGTTTCCACCAATGACAGAAGGTATTTCTCTAATATCCCTTTCTATACCAATTTGCTTTTCATATGTGGCATGCCAAGAGAGGAATGCCGAATTAACATCAATATGCATGATAATATTTTTAGACATCTTATTTGTTCACCAGAATTCTTTTGAATTTTTCTTTAATAAATTATACCAAACATTTGTTCGATTGTAAACATGTAATTTTTTGTTTATAGCCCTTTATTAGTACATTTACCTTTGTTATTACTTTCAGTTACTCACCTTCTTTCTAACGTGCTTAGCCAATAAAAAAAGAACCCTGTTGAGAGTTCTTTAAGTTTATTTATTTCAATTATTTCATTTATTGTTTTGCATTTTAATGCTACCTACCATCATCTCAAAAACAGGAAGTAAAGTTGGATCGTTATAAAAGCTTAAAGTTTTTTTAAAGTCATATATACTACCCTTTGTTGTACCTATTGTGCCACCAGTTATTATTCTGTCATTTAAATGTATTAATGCATACCCTACCTGCCCATTAAATTCCCAGTTAAAACAAACACAACCTTTATCAATTTCACTTTCTATTTCATTATAACTAAATTTAAAATCTGCTAAATTTTTAATTATCTTTTTCCCTGTTCCTGCAGAAGGTGTTAACCTTTTTCCCATGTTTAGTAATCCTCCCATAGCATTTTACCAATATTATACCAAGGCAATCATTTCCAATCAACAATTATTTATACAAAAGACACTTATTACTAGATGTCTTTTTTTGGGGGAATATTTGGTTATACTTTACCTTGATTTTAGTTTTCTTCTTTGCCAAATATATATTGTTTTGCATCTTTTGATTCTAATATGTTTAAAGAATCTACTGAGAATTTTTTATTTTTAATTCTCTTTAACTGTCTATTTATCTTCTCTGAAACTGTATCTTCTACATCATTTTCAGCATTTAATAAATAGATTATTTGCTGTAACATTATAGATACATCAGCTAATTCTTCTATCAAATTTTTTCTATAATCACACTCATAATCTTTTCGCCAAAACTTATTTATAGCCTGTGTGCATTCCGCCATTTCTTCTATTAGTTGCCGGCTCTGTGGCTCATATCCATATGTATCTGCTATTATTTTTATTTTTTCTATATCCATATTTCACCTCTATTTTAGTTTAATTAATCACTTTAACATCCGTATTTGGAACATGATGCCAATCATTATCTTGTGGAAGATATATATA